ATTGCTACTTGAATCAGTGTAGAATAGTGGGGTACCAAATGTATCTGACAAATCACGTTGACTTGTAATTACATAAACGTTACCTGCATTGGCAGCAGTAGTACCGGCTGCGGTACCTGTTGCGGAAGCGTTGCTCTTGTCTTGTGCAGTAGCAACAATAATTAGTGGTGTAGTGCCAGGAGTTGCGGGAGTATAAAAACTCTCATCAATTACTGTTACTTGTACGCCTGGTGAACCTAGTGTGGCCATTTTCAATCTCCTTAATGGATTACTTTGTTTTATTTAGCAGGTATGTTGAAAAACTCCTGGTTAAATACCAGTACAAAAGGGCACGAAAAGGGCGGGGTTATGAGAAATTTATGTAAGACGTGCGGCCAAAGGCCGGTTGCTGTTAATTATTATCGAGAAGGCAAGACCTTTTATAGGTCAAACTGCGATCACTGTGCTCGTGGCAGGAAAGAAGGCAGGCCGTTGTGGACCATTGCTGGATATAAGAAAAAGTTAGTATGCGATAAATGTAATCACACATCAAAGTATCCAGAACAGTTTAATGTGTTCTATGTCGACGGTGACCCTACTAACTGTAGATTCACTAACTTAAAAACGGTGTGTGCTAACTGTCAGAGAGTACTTCACAAACTTAAATTACCCTGGAAGCAGGGGGATCTTAGGCCTGATTTTTAAACTAGATCAAGTACTATTTTTGTTGCCAAGGGCAAATCAGCACTGGGTAACAGTTTCTTAATTTGTGTGTACAAATCATCAATGGTAGAATCATTGGCAATAATGTAGTCAATCTTTCCACCTACCCAAGCAGTTTCGCTAGTATGGATGCCTTCTTTCTTTAAAAAGTTTTGTGCGCTTTCTGAGCCTTTGTTTGCTTGAATAGCAACATCGTACCAATGTGGCATAACACCACGTTGTACCCTAACCACAATACCACCTGCATTATGAATTGCTTTAATCTCATTAGGGAATCGAACATCTGAAATAACAATGTTATCAGTAGTTTTACGCATTTTGTTTTCTACACTGGCAATCCAGATATCGTCATGGAATCCCTGTCGGCATACTTCTGTACCCCAATATTGTAAAACCCAACGTGGAGTTAGATGTGGCATGCCTAAACGTTCTGCCCACCAAGTATCAACTTCTTCACGCCACGCACGGGCTTCGGATGTGCGGCCTTCTAGGAGTGTTCGATCCCAACCAAATACATTTGCCACAGCATCTTTGAGTGTGTTGGCAAAACTATCTCTACGAAATTCGTGAAAATTTACCAAATAATCTGCGGCAGTATCCTTGCCACTACCTATAAATCCAACAAAACCTACAATCATAGTATCTCCTGCGATACTATAATTTACTATAATTCAATATAATTGTCAATGATTTTTTAGCCGATTACAAAAGTAAGGGGTGTTCCGCCTTCTTTGTAGTTGATTAGATCTTGCTCTAATATTTCCATTTCAGCCTTACCTTCGGCTTTTAGAGCAGTACCGTTTAATGTTGTACTACCTTGTGGGCTGGCAATACTACCAAACTTTTCACGGGCTTCACCTAGCATCAATTTAGCAGTGGCCAGACTGTAGTCTTTTAACCACTGTCCTGCATATTGATCTTGCAGTAGATTAAAATCTGGACGATAGTTATACATCCAAACTAACACTTCCTCTTCACCACGGGGGCGTTGCATTATGGTCAATTTCTTAGTAGTTGGATTAAATGTAAAATTGATATCAGTACCAAACATTTTACCAACTTGCTTTTGATAACTGGCAAACGCATAGTATGTTGCTAGACCGCCCATGTTAGTACTGGTCAACAAATAGGTGTTAGAGTATGCTAGATTAAACGGCTCAAATAAACTGCCGCCGTCACCACCACCTGTTCTACTACCTATGCTACGACGGAATAATTGTCGTACACCTGTTACTTCCTTGGGCAAGATGTAATCATTTACATCAGTTTGAAGCGTGATAAATCCAAAACTTTCCTCGCTGGCATTGCTACTGCGTTGTCTAAATTTACTTAGGGCACGATCTATTGCCGTATTGTAATGAATAGGGTCTAATTCTACATCAACCATGCCAGAACCTAACATGGCGTTTACATAGTCAATAACTTTTTGGCGTTCGTTTTCAGTTTCGGTCATATGAATATTTATGCCATAAATACAAGACTATGCCAAGACTTTCACTGTACCGCCCGGAAAAGGGCAATGACTATCGCTTTTTAGATCGTATTATCAACGAGGAATTTCAAGTGGGCGGAACAGATGTTTATGTACACCGGTACATGGGTCCTGTTAATCCTGCAGAGGGAGAAAGCACTCCTAGTACTCCTAATAATACCAATGATATTCCGGAACTAGGAATACAAGATTTAATATTCATGGAGAACAGAGATCGTCACTACGATCCCGATGTCTATGTTATGCGTGGAATTTATACCATGCAGGACTTGGATTTTAATCTAAGTCAGTTTGGTCTATTTTTACAAAACGACAATATTTTTATCATGTTCCACTTAAAAAATACAGTGGATACATTAACTCGTAAAATCATGCCGGGTGATGTCATTGAATTGCCTCACTTAAAAGATGAATACGCATTGGACAACAGTTTAGTGGCATTGAAACGATTCTATGTTGTGCAGGATGTTAGTCGTCCTGCCGCAGGTTATAGTCAAACTTGGTATCCACACTTGTTACGTGCTAAATGTGTACCCTTAATTGACAGTCAAGAATTCAAAGAAATACTAGACAGTGATGCAGGTGCAGGTGATAACAGTACATTACGTGATCTATTAAGTACCTATCAACAAAGTATTGATATCAATAATCAAATCATTGCACAGGCAGAAGCAGACGCTCCTAGCAGCGGTTATGATACTACTAACTTATTTGTTATTCCTATGAGAGATGATGGCACAGTAGATGTTGCCGATGCCAGTATGAATGACGAAGATGCCAGTATTGATAACATAGCACTTGATGCCAGTGTGGTATTGCACAGTCCCAATAGAGATTTGTATGTTGGGTATCTAACAGATGATGGCACACCACCTAATGGCAAACCTTATACGTTTGGTGTTACGTTTGCCACCAATCCAGTGTTTGGTCAATATCATCTAAGAACAGATTATATGCCCAATAGATTGTTTAGATACGACGGCAGGCATTGGATTAAATTTGAAGACAATGTTCGTATGTCGTTGAATAACTTTGGCAGTGAAGATGTTGCCAATGGACCAAATGCAGGTAAGACAGTACGTCAAACATTGAAAACTAGTTTCATCAACAATACAAATACCGCAACCATTGCCGGCCAAGTGGTAAAAGAACGTCAAGCATTGAGCAAAGCATTGAAACCTAAGGCGGATAATTAATATGGCAGATCATTTTTACGACGGTCAAGTACGAAGATATCTAACTCAATTTATGCGAGTTATGAGTAACTTCAGTTACAAGGACGCCAAAGGTAGACTCACACAGATTCCTGTACGCTATGGTGATATGAATAGACAGGTTGCCAGTCTGTTGAAGAAGAACAGTGAGAATACTATTCCCAGTGCGCCGTTTATTGCTTGTTATATCAAAGACATGCAGTTTGATCGTCCACGTATACAAGATCCGTCATTTGTCAGCACAGTTAATATTCGTGAACGTGCCTATGATGAAAACGGGCAAGAATATTTAAATGTGCAGGGTGCAAACTATAGTGTAGAACGCATTATGCCTACACCTTATTTGGTTACCTTTGCCGCAGATATCTGGACCACTAATACAGATCAGAAATTTCAAATATGGGAACAAATAGCAGTATTGTTTAATCCCAGTTTAGAATTACAGACCACAGACAACTATATCGACTGGACTAGTTTAAGTGTGCTCAACATTGAAAGTCAAATATGGAGTAGTCGATCAGTGCCACAGGGCGTTGAACAAGATATTGACATATTGAATATGACATTTTCTGCACCTATATGGATCACACCTCCTGCCAAGGTTAAGAAATTAGGAATTATCACTAAGATTATTTCTAATGTATTTTCTGTAGAAAAAGGCACAGTGAATTCGTCATACTCGGACCCCTATGCTGTGGAAGTATTTGGCACACCTGACAGCACAGTAACAGTTACTCCGGGTAATTATGAATTATTGGTAATGAATAATGTTGCCAAACTAATTCCCACTACCAGCCAAGGTGACATGATCGACACTTCTGATCCTGGAAACACCACATCGTGGCTGAGATTGTTAGATCTATATCCCGGAAAATTCCGTGCTAATCTAAGTCAAATAAGATTAACCAAACCCGATGGCAATGAAATTGTTGCCTACATTAGTTTAGATCCATTAGATGACAACAAAATGGCATTGAGTATTGACACGGATACCGTGCCTAGTAATACTATTATTTCAGGCAGGGGCACAGTTGATGCTATCATTAATCCTGAAACATTCAATCCATCTAGCAAAACCAGCGGAACTAGATACCTAATATTAGAAAACATCAACAGTACCAACACTGACGGACCTAGTGCTTGGTTGCAAGGCAATGGCGACGGTTTTGTTGCCACAGCCAACGACATCATAGAGTGGGATGGCACTGAGTGGTCTGTGGTCTTCAATTCTGCAGCCGCTACAGAAGTCACTTACATAACTAATGCATATACCGGTATACAATACAAGTGGGATTTAGAATCCTGGAGTAAAAGTTTTGAAGGTATTTACAACAACGGTGCATGGCGTCTAATTCTCTAAATCAAATTGTTTGCAGTGGTGGAATCTTTCTGGCCAAAGATACTCGCAGGTTTTTATTTTTACTAAGAGCACAGGGTAAAACAGCAGAAACTTGGGGACTTGTTGGCGGTAAAAAGGAACCTACTGACATTACTGTGGTAGATGCACTACGTAGAGAAATACAAGAAGAAGTAGGTAAAACACCTGCAATAAAAAAAATAGTTCCACTGGAACTGTTTACCAGCAATGACCAAAACTTTCAATATAACACCTATGTGTTGAT